AATAGCGTTTTCTCCTTGAACTTTTCTTAATTCCGTCTTTGGAAGAGAAAAATTTACATGGGGTAAAAATATTACAGATCCATCTCCTACTGCTTTTTCACAAAACCTATTGTACTCGGCTTCATCTTTTGCATATTTGAGTTTCGCAAACCAATACTCATTCGGATAGTATACTTTGTAGAACATCTCTTCTACACTAATTAATGAATAACCAACACCATGACCTTTGTTGAAAGTATAAGCTGTCATATTATCAAAAAGCTGCTCAGCTTCTTCTTTAGACATTCCGCATGTCTCTTTAGCACCAGCAATAAACTTATCTAATAAGCCCTGTCTTTGCTCATTATAAAGTTTTAATGCTTTTTCTGTCATCTGATGGCCTTTCATCATTTTCATAACTTTATCGGCATCACCCCAATCCATTTTTCCTATACCGATACATATTCTTTGCACCTGTTCCTGATAAATGATTGTACCATAAGATTCTGACGTATATTCCCAATAATATGAGTGCTTTGCATCTTCTGGATCCGCTTTATTTTCTGCATAAGCTTGCGGCATCTTAAGACTTAAAGGACCAGGTCTATTCATTGAAGAAGCAGCTACTATATCATCAAAGCAATCACAATCAATATCTTTCAATATGTTTCTTGCTGTTGCTTTTTCAAACTGAAATACTCCATCACATTTTCCTTCTTTGAAATTTTCAAGAATCTTTTTATCTTCTACAATTTCATCATAAACTGCTACTACTCCTGTATTGAATCTTAAATCGCTTATAGATTCCATTGTCTTAAGTCCGAGAATATCAAACTTAATTACATTTATTGCTTCAACATCTGAAAGATCGTAGTTGGTAAACTCATCACCTTTTGAGTCTATCTTTAAAGCTACATAGTCTAAAAGATTTCCTCCAGTTATTGCAACACCAGCTGCATGAGTTCCTATGAATCTTACTTTTTTAAACAGCTTGCAAAAATGATTAAGAATATTGTCGTATTCTTTGTTATACATTTTTCCTTCGTTTGAATTTAGCAACGATTCTTCATCTAATGTTCCATCTTGTATGCAGCTATTTACAAAAGACTTTATATTTGAAATCTCTTGTTTATTTATTTTTTTCTGTTCATCATCAATATCACCAGACGTTTCAAGACCGCAAACTTTTGCCAAGTCATTAATCAAATTGTCTACTTTGTATAAACCATAAGAACATATTCTCGCAGCATGTCCTTCATATTTTTCACAAAGATATTCAATTACTTCATGTCTTCTAGATGTTTGAAAGTCTAAATCGATATCTGGAAATTTCTTTTTGTCTTTTCTTAAGAACCTTCTGAAATCAAGCCCGAATCTTAAGCTATCTACTTCCGTTATTTTTAAAGCATATGCTACAAGGCTATTACAAACAGAACCTCTTCCTGGGCCTACAGCTATTCCTCGACCCTTAGCCCAGTTTACATAATCAGCCACTATAAGAAAATAGTCTTCGAATCCATGGAACTTTATTACTTCCAATTCTTCTTTGCATCTTTCGATATACTCTTTCTTATTTTTTCCTCTTTCTTTAAGTCCTTTCCTTACCTTGTTTAGCAATACTTTATAAGAAGATTCATTTTCATTTCCTTCTACTTTCGGAAGCTTTAGCTCTAACTTATCTAAGTAATTATTTTCACACTTTTCTTCTATCTCTTCCAGATTGCGAATCATTTGTATTCCGAATTTTTTGCACTCAGCCAGTGAATCGAAATCATCTTTATGCATTCTTACAAATCTTTTATATATTTCCTCTTCTGTTGGCATATATCTTTCAGCATATGTTTCTTCAATATGCTCCATATTATGCCCCGCTATCTCATGCATTTTAAGATAACTTGGTAAGTCTTCTTTAAGCCCTCTATGTGAATCAGATGTAAGTATGCATTTAATACCAAGCTTATTTGCTAACTTCATAGCTTCGACATTTACTTTTTCCTGCATGCCTACATCTGATATTTTATAAGGCTGAATCTCTACATATAAGTCATCTTCAAAAATGCTCTTCATTTTCTTAAGAAACTTAATCGCCTTATCTTTCTCATCTTTTATGATACACTGTGCAAGATATCCTGCTACACAAGCTGTTGAACAAATAAGTCCTTCATGGTATTTTTCTAGCAATTTGAAATCCCAAATAGGATTGTAATATTTCTGCTTTTCACCCTCGTACTGAATCCTATTTAAGTTTCCATAACCTTCAAGATTTTTGGCTACCAAAATCAAATGATAACCTCTTGTTTGTGGCTTATGAACTGGTAAAAAATATCCTTCCACTCCTAAGATAGACTTTATACCTACCTCTTTGCAAGCTTGGTATGTCTGAATTAAGCTATTGGTGTTTCCGTGGTTAGTTGTACTTAAAGAAGTATGTCCTTTGCTTTTGGCAATTCTAGCCAATTCTAATGGTTTTCCAAAACCATCAAAAGTTGAAAACTCATCATGTCTATGTAAATCAACCATAATTATTCACCTATATTTTTGAGAGATTTTTCGTAGTCCCTTTTATAAAGATGCAGAGAACCTGCTATGTGTGTATATGTTCCAAGTTCTAAGCCTAACTCCATAGACAACAAAACTTGTAAACATGTGAACTGAAACACATCATACGGAAATCCCATCCATAAATCATTTGACCTCATATACGTTGTCATATACAACTTTCCTTCTCTAATGAAAAACTGTAAACATACCGTACAATTCAAATCCTTTGTTGGATTCTCCAACGTATTTCTTGGTTCCTTGATGTGAATCACGGCTTGTCTTGTTTGACTGTCTTTCATAAGCAAATCTTTCACATACTTATACTGATCGAACCCGTACTTCTTTTTGATACACCAGCCATAATTGCTGTTTACCGTTTCTCCGTCATCAGACATTCTTTCCCAAGCTGAAGTATATTTGCTTATCTCTTTTACATCATTATTTGCCGATAAGTACCAGAGCATTTCTCCTATAGCATATCTCATAGAAAGTTTTCTTGTCGTATTAGTCATTATATTTTTTGTGGGATTTTCTATTACTGTCACAGCATTCAATACTTCATTTACAACTTCGCCATCTCTGCTTTCTGATTCTTTAATTTCTTTTGTCATGATGTCGTACCATTTAAGCCATGCATCATCGGTACTTCTACTCTTAACAACTAAGTTTTCCAGCATTTTTTTTCTCCTTTTATTTTAAAATATTTTCCAATTCTTTCTCTACACAATCTGCAATCGTATCAGCTTTCAGCTTTTCCATATCTTTCTTCATTGTTTCAAAGCCGATTTTTGAACCAGACAAAATCATGCTTCTGAGTTTGACATACATTTCTTCCACATTATGACAATAGCCATAATAGTCATCTGAGAATATCTCCGCATATCCAAACTTTTTAGGAAGTAAGCATTTTACTCCATAACATGCACAATCTGTAGTTGAAGAACACCACATACCTTCTGAATCAAAAAATGTATTCAAATGAATACCTACTTCTTTTGACTTTAAGAAGTTAACATAAGTTTCAGTATCAGACAATTCTACTTTTTTAAAGTATGGCTTGTCTTTTTCTACGTCAAAATCTTTCCCGGAAGGATTTGTAAAATATACTGTTGGCATATTTTCTAAACCTAAGTCGTCCTCTAACATATCCATTACTCTTACTAAGTTGTTATACGCACTTTTGTAATACCCATCTGAAGAAAGCCTGTGGTTGTAGATTATGTTCATTCCAACATCAGCCTTTAAGTCCATAATCTCTTCATTCGCTGTTGGATAGAACACTCTTACATTATTTGTATTATAACCTAACTTCTTCATTTTGTAAATAACGAAATTTGAATTTACAAAACATAAGTCGGCATTTTCTATGCCTTCTCTCTGTCTGTATTCCAAAAACTTCATGTTGTCTGCTGCAAGCCAATGTATGTAAGTAACTACTTTTGATTCTTTGAATATATTCTTCAATGGAAGAACTTTACTTGGTTCATTTACGAAAATAATATCATACTTTTCATTGTTGTTTTTGATTTCCATAAATCGACTTGAATCAAAATCAAACCTTTCGTTGAACGCACCTGCAAATTCTCTTTTTGTATTTCTAAATACAACTCCATCAAAATTTTTCCAGAAATCATTGTCAAGATCTTCGTGCTTCATATTAAACTCGAAGCAAACGTCTACTTCGTTTCTCTTAAACATTTGTGTGCTAAGAAGCTTTCTTAAGAAAGTAATATTACTATCCTTGTTAAGTAATACTTTCCCATCTGACGACATACAGCTTATCTGAGGAATCCACAAAATTCTCATTACAAATACCTCCTTTCGGACTTTTTAACATTTTCAAAATCTGAATTAAATTTCACATATCTATCGCAGTTCTTACAAAAACTATAAAGCTTGTTTTCGTCATCAATTCCATCAAGGTTTTCAACCCTGAATTTTCCTTCCCAGTCACAACCATTATCATTTGTTGCTCTGCAACACGGGTACTCTGTACCATTCTGATCTACGACTCTATGCACTGCTTTAACATAACATTTTCCAGCAAAAGGTTTTCTTTTTTCAAACTCAAAACTTTCAACATTTGTATCTGCTACCTTTTCGCCTTTTGCTTTCAAAGTGCTTGAAACTTCTGCAATATGAAGCATCTGACTCTTTACCGAATCAAACATTTCTTTTTTAAGAAATACATCTTCATTGGTGTGCACGGGAAAGAATCTTATTCCTACTACATTATCAAATTTGCAAAACTTCATAAACACGTTGAATACATCTGTATAATTCTTAACTGATACAGTCATGTTCAGTTTTACTTTAGTTTTAAGACTTCTTATGTTTTCTATCAGTCTTTTATATCTTCTCACATAGTTCTTTTCTAAACCAGAATACCTTATGCTAGCGTACATTTCTGGTGTACTTCCATCCATACTTGCTTGAACAAATTCTGCTCTTTCTAAGAACTCTCTTATATGATTTTGTGATAAATCATAGTCAAGATTCGTAAACACCTGATACTTTAAATCTTTCTTTTCTTTAAGTAGCTCATTGAGTTTTGACAGTTTAGAATAACTCAATGGATCGCCACCTGAAAAAGTAAAAGTACAGTTTGGATTCTCTTCATAGAATTTGTTTATCTTTTCCTTCAGTAAATCAAAATCTATCTCTCTGTGATTCCATGTATACTGCCTGCACATGTAGCATCTCTGGCTGCATCTTGTCGTTAAATCAAACTGAACACTAATCATATCAAATTCTCCTCTTTACTTGCTAAACTATTTTTCTTTTAAGAACTTTACTATCTTCACTGTTTCATCTAAAGTATCATAGCTTGTTAACATCTTATTTCCGGCATATTTCTCGAATAAAAATTCGAACATCTCTTCATGCTTAGACAAATCTTTGCCATGCTCTTTTGAAGACCTAGCAATATCTTTTGGCTTTACTGCTACCAGCACAGTATTGTTTAAGCTTTCCAGTATGCCATTTATGTACTCATAAGCTTTAGTTCCATCATACTTTCTGTCTATCAAGCCGTAAACTAATTCTGTCATATGAAACCTGTCAAATACTAAGTCTACTTTATCTTCACATAGCTTCAACATTTCAACTATGGCATTATTTATTTCAACATTGTGAGACATATTATCGAACGGAAATAAGTTCTTCATACTGAACTTTTTAAACCCCAACTCTTTGCAAAGTTTATTTGCTAAAGTAGTTTTTCCAACCCTGTCTATTCCTTCAATTATTACAATCATTTTTTGTTCCTTTCTTATCTTAAAATCTTAAAAAGGGAGCTTAGAAAGCTCCCATTGTTTATCGCTTGCTTTCTATTCTTTCTTTAACTACTTCGATTTTGTTTGAAATAGTTTCTACAAGTTCTTCTGAACTAATTCCAGAAAACATAGCTATATTCATAAGCACAATAAAACAATCAGCAATTTCTTCAGCTTTTCCTGCTTTATCATACTTTTCATTTCTGAAGTTCTTCCACCTTTTATCTGCATCAAGAACTTCACCTACTTCAGACATAAGCTGAAGGGCGTGGTATGAAGCTAACTTAACGTTATCAATTGGCAACCCAGATACTAACTTCACATCATACAAGCCTTTATCCAGCATTTTCTGCTGATTTGTTTTTTGTGCTTCATACAAATCAGAAAAAGACTTATTCATCATCTTCCTCCCAATCTTCTTCATCATCATACTCATCATCTTCATCCCAATCTTCCTGGGCTTTATCATATTCTTCAAGAAGATTGATGTAGTACTTCTTAGGCTTCCTTGGCACAGCTTCAATCTTACGTTTTTTACATTCCTTAAACAATTCCTGAGGTGTCATGGAATCATAATCGTTTCCATCTTCATCCCAATCTTCTTCATCTTCAGGGTCTTCTTGCTTCTTTGACTTTGATGAAGTTTTTGATGCAGGCTTTCTTTTTGGCTTTTCCTCATAGTCTTCTTCACCTTCAGCATCTTCACACGGGAAAGCTTTATCCAGCATTTTGAGTATTGCCTTTTCTGCAAAAGGCTTTGCCTTCTCATTTCTGAATTTAACTTTGTCCATAGGTACTACTGAGAAAGTTTTATTCTGCTGCTTACCTGAAACACTGATAACGTAGTCTCTATCAGTAAGTGTTCCATAGTTCTCATACATAGCCATAAGAGCGGGAATCGGTGAGCAGTTGTTAACCGGGAACATGAACAGCTGTACCTCTTTTGTTTCATAATTCCAGACAGACCAAATGTATTGAGATCTCGTTCTGATTCCTTCCTCTTCACAGTAAGGACAATTCCTTCCAAACGTTTCTTCCTGACACGGCACGTTGATGCCGGCTTCAAAGCTGTCATGAAAAGTCACTTTCATTCCGTCGTCCATATCATTAAGAAATCTTACTCTCTGCTTTGTACCTTCTCTGAAGTAAATGAATTTCCCTTTGTTCTGTCCTGACTTTTTAACGTCGTTTTTGATGTCATCTAATAAACCCATTTTTATTCCTCCTGAAATCAATCATTGTCTTCTTATACATTTTATCAAAGAGCTGTTGTGTCATTTCTCCTGGGTCCTTTATACCTTTAAGATACCTAAACCTAACTACATTGAAATGCTCCTTTAAGAATGCTGTTCCTCTTTTCCCACATGGGTCATTGTCTAATGCACTTATTATTGTGTTGACACCTTTATCTTTCAGCTTCTTAATTTGCTCACTTGACATCTTCCATCCAAGTATTGCTGCTACATTGCTCTCACCAAATTGTAAGAACTTTAGTCTGTCCATATATCCTTCTACGATGAAAACATAAGGCTTTAAACCATAACTTCCAACTAACGTTTCAGCTCTTCTAAACCCTTTATTGTACAGGTATTTCCTTTTCTTTTCAATGTCTTTATCAGTTGTTCTGCATACCCAACCTTTGAACTTTCCATTGTCAATCATAGGAAACACTATGCTGTAGTTTTTGTTGTACGTTATTTTAGCTCTGCATTTATTCAACGCTTCTGCATCAAAACCTCTGTTGCTCATATACTCATAAGCTTCAATCTCTTCTGGCTCTTCTGGATTCCCCCAGTCAGTCTTTTTCAAACCATAATAAAAATCATAAGCTTGATTATATAACTCTCTTCTGACTGGCTTTCGTGACTTCCGATGAGTACTTATCTTTATACTGCTGCATTTATCAGACTTAAGAATATCCAAGTAAACTTTATATGATTGTAAATCATCCAAACCGTTGTGCTTGCTTTCCATAAGTTTTACAAATTTGTAAGCATCACCTGACAAACCACATCCAAAACAAAACCATGAACCTTCTTCAAGATTTATTATCATACTTGGATTTACATCTTCATGAAAAGGACAAACAATTTTTTGCTTTTCAACACCTGTTTCGTATAATAAGTTGTAATACCAAAGTACCTTTGCTAAATTAAGTCCTTTACTTTCAATCGTCCTTTTCCTGCTCTTTCTTTGCGGTCACTGTATAATAAGGATTCTGTTTTTCTGTTGTATAACACCCATCTAAACTTTCTTCACTTACTTTTCCAGTTGCCACAAGATTTTCCAAAACCGGAACATCAACAGATTTTTTTACATCAATGAAGTTTTTGAACACCTTTGGATTCACTCCATATTCTTTGAGATACGTTATCAATCCTGGCATATCGTTTACTTCATATTTCTTTATTATAACCTGTTTCCTGTACTCTTTTTCTAATGCTTTTTCAACAGATTCGGCATCAAAATTAACAGAAACTTTCTGAACCTTTTTAATTCTAAGAACCTGCTTATTAGCAATTTCATTGTAAGAAAAACTAATCTCCGAATCAATATTATTCTCATCAAAGAACTTATTTATTGAACCATAAAAGTTTTTCTTTAACTCATTCATTTGGCCTTGCATTTCTTTAAGCTCTCTGTTTTTTCTAAAGAACTCTAATGCCATAAACCTGCATTTCTCATACAGAGAAGAACTAGTTTTTCTTTCCCTCTTCACTTTCCCTAATTCCTTTCAGAAGATTATAAATTCCTCTTGGCCAGCGTCTTCCGGTTTTCACCCAGATAACATCTTCAAACGGAACAATGAACTCAGCACCATATTCAGTTTCGAGTTTAAGCAACTTTTTCTTAGTGCTTCTCTTCATGAGTTTTGCTGCCTTAACCTTGCCAGTTGGAAGCCTAAAAGCAACAATTACTCCCATTTCTACTTTTTCAATGTAGTCAATCTTACTACTATACTTATTTTCTGCTTCTGCAGAATCACACTCACATACATCTGTTTTCTGAGGAGTTACTTCTTTGTTCTCCTGAACCTGCTCTGTTTCCTCAACAACTTTTGTTGTTTCAGCTATTGCTTCAATCAACTGATCTTTTGTCATATCCCATCTTCCAGAGATATTATACTTTTTAGCAACCTCTCTCAGCTCCTTGCAAGTCATTTTAGCTAAAATTTCTTTTGACACTCCTATGCCCTCCTATTATTTTAATTTGTGGTTTGTACCACCGACCGGAACTTTTGTTCCGGTTTCGTCTTAATTTTCAAAGACTCATCAGGGTAGTTTACAATTGGCATTTGTAATTTTATTATACCATATAGAGTGCAGCTTGTACACCCCTAATTTTATCTAATGAACATATCGACGTGAGAATTTCTGAATGTTGATGTTGAACCATCGATGAAGTTCAGCACCAAGTACTCATGATTCTCATCAATACAACTTCCATCGGTTTCAGCTTCAATAGCTGCTGCATCGTCGCCATCAACAATGCTCCAAGACTTAAGTCCTGTATAGTTGACTTCTTTTTCTTCACCAACGTTACTTGTATATTTGCTGTTCTCATACACATAAAGCTTTACCTTTGCATCTGCAAGATTCTCAATAAACATCGTTCTCTCATAAGTCTTAATCATATTTCGTTCCTCCTCTAAAGTGATTTGTTTTTGTTTTATTTGATTATGTATATATTATATACCAAGATTTTGATTTTGTAAATAGGTTTTTGAAAGTTTTTTATTTTTTTTTCAGCTACTATTTTATAGTAATAGCACCAGTTTTAGAATCAATCTGAATTGTCTTACCAGTTACAGGCTTACCGTCTTCCATAACTTGCACTATATTTCCTTGTAAAATATCTTTCTTAGATGTGCTTACTTCATCAAATACAATGCTGGCGTAAAACAATGGGACTCCATTTGGTGTACACTGAATATAGAATCCATCGTCGATATCTGACTTCATAAGCATCCTATATACTTCATTTTCTTTTACTTCAAAGCTAAACGAATTAGCTACAATACTTTTTGGAATCTTCGTTCTGTTAGCTTCAACTGTGGTGGCATATCTTGAATTGGGTACTTCTGTGAAAGAGCCATCACCGTTATCTTTAGCTAGCCAAAATTCGGCGTTATTTATAGTAGCTTTTTCGTTATAGAGCTGAGCACCATATTCAAAGTTTACTTTTCCATCTGCCTTAAACTCAAAACTTCCCTGCACTTTGTGCGGGTCTGAACTACCTACATCAGTCCAGTCATGATTATTTATTATCTTACCGTCCCCGCCTTTCATAACTCCAATGGGGACTTTTGTATCTGTAGCTCCAGCTGTGTAACGATAAGATATATCTCCACCAGGACATGATACAAGCGACTTATAGTATTCCTTATGCTTCAGCAGTGACTCTTCTTGAATATTGGAATTGTCAGTAATTATTATCCTAGTAAAGTCAGGCACAATGTCTACTTCAAAATCTTTAAGGTACAGCTCAAGAGGAATTTGACTATCGATAGCATATAGCACAAAGGCAAACTCTCTGATATCTTCATCAGTTTCAAAAGCAAAGCTTTTCACACTTATGATATCTTGTCCATCTATATTTTCACCTACAAACAAGCTATCAATAATTGACCAACCTGCACTGAACTGTGGATTTTCATTTAAATAGCTCAAAACTTTTGGGCTCGGTATAACTTCTTCTTTACCTGTATATTTCAATAAAGAAATTTTAAAACCGCTCCGAGGACTGTTGGCTACCGCCTTTACTGTAGCTGTGGCTGCCTGCTGCTTTAAGAGAATTGTATCAAGCTTATTGTATCTCTTGTATAAGGAATAGACTGGTAAATCAACTCCATTATCCTTTAAAACCATATGATAGTTGCTGATTGCCAGCTTAGCTTTTGTCTGGAAGTCTAAGAATAAATCATTTCCGAGATACTGTTCCCCTGCTTCTACTTCTTGCTCGGGTGCATCAAAAATCAAAGTTCTTGCAAAGTTTACATTGTTCACACCATAGTACCTGCTGCTGAGGTTTACTGTATAACCGGTGTAAGCCATAAAGTTGAGCAAAGCTAAACCACTTGTAAAGTCTTTTGTAATAGGCTGAATCACTATGGCTGTTTCTGCACCTATGGAAATAGCTTCTTCTTGAGTAAAGTTACTGTCAAACCTTGGCCTAATTTCTTCATAAGCTTTTGCATTTATAATACCTAGATACAGCTGCTTGCGCTCTTTTTGTCCTGCTTTGTAGTGAATCTCTGTAGCAGCTGGATTTCCGTAAATATCATTCAGCAATTCTCCATTTTTGTCCGCAAACTCTATTCTAAAATAACCGTCTTGAGTAATAATATTTGCATTCATTCTGCTAGGTACATAAGACAGCCCAACTAAGAAATTTGTACCTCCTGTTACATTCGGGTCTCCTTGGTCTATTTCCTGAATAACAAAAGTTTTGTCCGTTTTATTAACGTATACAAAACTTCCTCCATCGTGCTTCACATCACTAAAGTAAAAGGCTGACTTTGGAAATTTTGAATTGTACATCTGGTCACTTCCAAGCACAGCCATAATTCCTTCACTGGATAGCGGTGCATTTACACTTAAATCGGCCACTCCTCCAAGATTAGCAATTCTAACTGTCTTATCTGAAGACTGAACTTTCGTGGCAATAAATTCTTGTCCTAGCTGACCATCAATGAACGGAAGCGCAGCTGCGTCACCTGAACCTGCGAGTTTTATATTTACTGTATCTCCACTATCTTCTAAAGCAAAGCTATCATCAAACGTAATATCTTTTACTCCTAAAGATACATTTCCTTTGCTATCCTTTACTACTAGACCAGATATCATCGTTTCGTAGTGTGATATAAATTCATAACCCCCGGTATTTTTAATTGGTATAAAGTACCCAAGATACCCTTGCTTAGTAAATGTCATATGATTTACTTTTCCAGCATTACCTTCTAAGTGTTCTCCATCTACTACGTCAATTTCAAGAGTGGCATTTGTTACGCCGCTTGCGAAAATCATTTCTACCATTATGATTTGATTGGTTGTGTGTGGAGGAAGTACTTGCTTTATAGTTCCACCATCTACATTCATCTGGTAAACCATCAAAAGTGTTGTAGGTTTATCGAATGGGTCTTGAGTCAAATCTACTGCATTAACTTCTTCATATCTGTTTGCATAGAACAGTTTTTTGATTTCTTCATCTGTTTTACCGCTTATGGCTGGGTGGTCTGCATTCTGTAAAGCCCTAAAAGCTGCATTTGCTTTAAGCTCTCTGTCAAAATCAGACGGAGAAAAGTTTGAACCGTCTTTTGACATTAAGCCTGAATCAATTCCTTTATCATACAGCTTTTGAAGGTCTACGTCGGCAAGGTCATTTTCTGCCAGTCCGTTCTTTTTCGCCTGAGTCAGAAAATCCGCATCAGACATAGGTTCTTTAACAGCTTCCTTATATTTCTGTCTGAATACATCATTTGATACATTCTTAAAGTCTTTAAGTGCAAAATCACCAGCATCACTCTGAGCTACAGGTGGAGCTGCAAAGTTTTCGTTTCTGTCAACATAGTAAATGCAGCTGTACGTGTAATAATCGTCAATCTTAATCATTAACTTAACTCTTCCATAACCCATCGACAAATATTTACTAGCTGCTACTTTTACTACATTGCCAGCCACTGTTACTGGATAGTCTGGAGAAGACTCATCTACAGTAAACGATTCTACACCATTTTCAAAATTAAAAATGAGCTTCGGCTTTTTCATATTGTCAATGGTAATGGGTTCACCACGCTCAGCAAGTCTAAACTCAAAAGCAAAGTTCTGGTTACCTTGTAAAAGACCCGTTTCTTTTATTGCTTTATCTGCATAAGCTGTATCAAGTTCAACCTTAAATGTCCTCATACAAACACCTCCTTTTAAAAAAGGCCCTCTGGATAACCAGAGGGCCGTTTAATGGGCTTATTTTCCTGGGCCTACAGGTGTATTGCCCTTACCCTCTAAACCTGGACCTACGGGCGTGTTACCAAGTCCTTCGAGACCCGGCCCTACTGGAGTATTGCCCTTACCTTCCAGTGCTGGGCCTGTTGGTACATTTCCGCCTGTTGTGACTGGGCCTGTCTCTCCTACGTCACACGTACATTGTGTGTTAGGCTCACTATTATGTACCTCATTTACCGACTTGTTTTTGTGTACCTTACATCCTGTTTTACTCTTTCCCATATCATTTTCTCCTTTCTTTATTCCTGTGCTAACTCTGGATAACCTAAAGCTGTAAGGACTTTCTTTACGTCTGGTCTGATAATCTCAGGCACATCAGTGATTTTCTTTAAACCCTTGATAATAAGCTGTGCATAAATTACGTCCATTCTTTTCACCTCCTTTCACTTACTTTGTTATAGCAGCCTCAAATACCTGTGCCAAGGCCATCTGAAGTTCTGTTACCTGTTTTTCTTTTTCCTCATACATCTGCTGAATTGACATAAGTAAGTCAAAATCCTTATATGGATATGTGGCTATTGAGCCATCACCATTCACCTGATAGCAATATCCTTTAATGACAGTATCACACCATCCATTAAAGTAATCATCTGGTACATCATGTTCTGTAAGCTGTAACCCCGTATCATTCTTTTTTACTGCTACAATATGGTATTGTTCATCTGTATATATTTTCATTTTATATCACCTCTTTTTATTCATTTGCCAAAAATACTTCATAGTAATTAGCTGCTTCTGCTCTGCTGCTCCATACAGCAAAGCTAAGGAATATTTTATATTGTCCTCTAAGACTTGATATATCAAGATATCCTGTTATTTCGTTCTCAGCACCTGCATAAACTTTTAATGTAGCTACTGTATTGCCATTAGATGGGTTTTGTACATATATACTTACATCACCTCCTCTTGATGCCCCCTTTACCACCGTCTTAAGATATCTATGATTCGTTAAATCTACAAAATTATTAAAGTAACTACCGCTAAGTATATATAATGCCGCTCCTGCGATACTATCTCTATTGCCGAAAGACATGCTCTGGCCATTTTGAAAACTGCCTCTTCTCCATAAATAATACGGGCTTGTAACTAATCCTTCAAAAGTTCCAGTTACTCCGAATATTCTAGCTCCCTTTTTTATATTGCCAGCTTGCAAGTTTGGGTCACCAGCTACAATTACATTACCGCTTGCATAATATCCAGCGCTTATCGCTGTTTGGTTTGCTGTACTTGGTATTATTGTTGCTGCCCCTCTAGTGGGAATGCTTTGCGTTACTTTTCCGGAGCCATTATGATACCCAGCTGGGATTGTATAACTTCCATTGATAGGTAATACCTTGCTTACTGCACCATTGTTTGGCATTGTGCCTGTCAACGGTTCTCCGTCTGGGTCTACAATCACTTTGCCCGCCAGTATGTCGCCAGCTTGCGCGGTTATCACATCTAAATCAGCCCCACCACCTGAACCTGGAATCCATATTTTAGACATTTCCTACACCCCCTTTGTTACACCCTTGAGACGTATCTTGAAGGTTGCGGTGGGCTTCTTGATATTGCAGTAGAAAGTAGCAAACCCATCCTCCGTTTCTCCCGCATCAATCATGCCTGTAAGCTTTTTGAGCAGCTTTGTTTTATCAATCCCGGTATCTTTATCAATAGCAGGTGCAAGGCTTATACTGTCAGTTTCTTTCAGGTTTGGCACTGCTACTCTCTGGCTCCACGGTGCTGAATCTCCTATCCAACCTTCCAAAGTAAGCTCAACTTCTACTGTGTTGTTTATGCTATCAATCTGTTTCTGAAGGTTTGTAGCTGGCTCTGTACCTAACTTAGCATTTATATCTTGGAACCATTTATTGAACGTTGCTTCATTTGCGGTTCTCCATGATTCAAAATCCTGCTGCTCTTGTTTTGTCCATTGGTCTAAATCTGCACCAGCTTTCTTTGTGAACTGTTCATACCAACTTACGAACTGTTGATATAATGTAGTGGTATCAACCTGCTCTACAACTCCTGTTACTATGCCACAGACATCTTTATCTAACCTGTCATCAACTATTTGTGCGTTTGTAATGCCTGTAATACCCTGTGTTACGTTGATATGTGCCAACCTTAACTGGAATACACTGTCATCCCTTTGCAGCACTGGAATTTGAGCATCACCAGCTTCTGTTCCTTTTACAACTTTTGCTTTAATATCTCTAGTGGTGATATTCCACTCAAGCACAATACTGTCCACCCTGTTCAAACTTGGACTGGCATTCTCTAACTTTACGTTCAGAGGTGTACTATTGTCATACCAGTATCCATTAACAAAAGCGTTACCAATTGAAATATCAACACTCATGTTTTGTGCTGAGTTCTGTACTACCTGAAGCTTACCTGCATCCGGAAAGAATACACCATTACCAACAAATAAAGCAAAATAATATGCAAACTGCTGAGCAAAATATTCCCTGTCATAAGAACCATCAGCTTGTTCCTCAGCATTAAAAAATCCACTTGTTTCTGCCACCTTACAACACTCCTTTCTTCAATTTATCGTACAACGTAGGCAAACCAAAACCAAATGTTGGCTCAACCGTATATCCATCTTCTGCAAATGTAACTGTAACTTCTGTTATTTTAGCTGATAATATAACCCCAAGGTTTTTATCAACCACACTTACTGTATCACCTAAGAAGTAGTCTTTGCCATAAACAAAACCTGTTCTTGCATCACTCATCAGTTCTGCATCATAGCTTTCCACTTTTCTAAACTCACTTAATTTTTCTTTTCCTCTTTGCTGAAGCAATTCATTATATTCTTCATCAGTCATTCTTGATATACTGTTTGCTTTTTGAATATCTCTTGCATCAACTACAATTTCTCTCCTGAAGAAGCCTGCTGATTCAGTTTGTTTAACTTCAACAACTACTCTGTTTTCTCCTTCGCCCTCACCTGCAACATATGCCACGTTGCGGTAATTATTATTATCTGAAACATATTCACTTTTTAAAATGTTGTTAAAGTCTGTACCAAATATTACTGGCTTATTTCCATCTTTGTTGCCAATTGTAAGGTCTTTACCTCTGAACAAAGTAAATTCAAAGGCTTTTTCTTCCATGTTAAGATATACTTCATAGCCAATATCATAAGTTTCGCTTAACGGCTGGAATATATCGGATAATGATTTACCTGTAACCTGATACCTAATAGCTGTATTGTCTATTACATTGTTTATAAACGTAAAACCTTCAATCTTTCTTTCGTCATCAGCCATGAAATTTAACCTAACAAGTTCTTCAAATATTCCTGTTGTTAGTTTATTTGCTTCATATGTTTTTATAACCGTTCTCCAGTTTAAAACTACTGAAAGCAATTTGCCTTTTGCTTTTATTTCGTTATCTGAAGATTTGTCTATATATTGGATAACTCCTGCATATCCATCTTCAATCCACAAAATGTTATCTTCAACAATTAGGCTTTTGTTTTCTTCGTTTAAAGCACAACTTAATTCAAAAGAGCCTATACCAGAATACTTTGGATTGTACTGTATCATATTGAATTTGTTTATCACACCCAACCTCTCAAATTTATGGTTGATGATTTCCATCCTCATATTTCCCATATTTACTCATCCTCCAGATTGAATATCTTTTCGTGATATGATACATTGATATTCATGTTTTTATAAGTATCGTCTTGTACTCCTTTGCTCTCGTAAGTGGCAAAACCTATTGTAACTGTTCCTACTGGAATTTGCAGCCATGAGCTGTCTAAGTCAAAATATCGCAAGTATGATTCCCATGGACTATTTTCATCTTTTCTACCACGGATATACCTTTCACCATCTACTGTACTGATTTCTATATCTTCACCTTCACTCAATGTTTTGTTAATATGAACAAACTCTTGCGTTTCTACAATCTTTAGTTCTGGATTGTTTACAACGCCTAAAGCATGAATCAATATCTTTGCACCTACTGGAATAGCACCTTGATTTGTTAACTGCTGCAAAAGTGCTCTCCTTCTTTTTCCGAAGATTGTACCTTTTCCTTTTTCATTCACCATTATCCATGGGAACTTCCAACTTGGTCGAAGAATAGCTATACTTATACTTAACGGATTTGACGTTTGCCATAGCGGCTTGTTACATAATATCGAAAATGTGAACTTGCAAAATGCTCCGTTGTTTGTCTTGTACTCTTTTCCATACTTTATGCTGGCTTGTGCTTTTCCAAATAGGCTATAACCTTCTGCTTGAATCTCAATCTCATGCAAAGGATTCATGAATGCACTTAGAATCTTTTTCTTCCTTCTGAAGTCTTGTGTATTGTTATACACTATATAGCCGAAGAAACTCACTTCTCTGTCCTCTAAAGAGGTTGAAGAAATATATGAACCTATCTGTGTAGGAAAGTTATAAGTATTATGTTTTGCCTCAACTTCTCCCCAGTCAACAGAGCCATCATCAACATCTAGTAGGTAGTCACCTTTATCTGAATCCATTACTATTTCTTTTCCTGTAACCAGATTTCTGAACTTTACAGATTCGACCATATTTCTTCACCTCCTTTAACTGAATCCTAATGCAATTTCTCTTTCTGCTCGTTTCATTTCTCTTGCTGCTTCTTTTGGTGTCAATGCTTTTGGACTGTAGAAGTTATAAGTATTTCCACCCTTTCCATAGTTAGCATTTTCTTCTGCCGTAAGAACTCTTTCTCCTTTATGCAACTCCGCTCTATATCCATCATACGGAACATAGTCCAGACCATTGCGGTGACTGCCATCTGGTTCATCGTCATCATCTTCTGCAGCTCTCTTTGCAGCTTTTACCTTTTTGGCTTCTTTTTTCCAAAATTTAACTTTATCTTCAATCCAGTTTATAGAATCGTCTATCCAGCCTGTAATACTATCCCATATACTTTTCATACCATCCCACAGCATATTGAATATATTTTTACCTGCATCAAACATCGCCTGCCCTATTCCTAATACTGTTCCTACTGGGTCATTTACAACTTGGCTAAACCATTCTATAATTTGATTCCATACTTCTGTAAATCCGTCTTTTACTTTATTAAACAGGTCTCTTGCTGCTTGCAACATTCTTGGACCTGTGTTGGTTATAAAGATTATAATACTCTCAATGAAGTTCTTAAGTAACTGAATTATAGTGTCCCAAATTATCGAGAATATATTCTTTATACCGTCCCAAGCTGCTTGCCAGTCACCTGTTAATACAGCCATAAACACAGAAACAATCTCTTTGAATATTGCTATACTTGCATTTAATATTGTGATTATACTATTCCAAAACAATGAGAAATAATCTTGAATATTAAACAAATTGATTTCCCACAAGCTTGTGATAAATGAAAGCACACTGTTAACTAAATCTCTTATTCCAAACAAATTTGTTTGATAAGCTATAAACATTCCTACAATAGCTGCTATAGCTATTCCTATTGGACCTGTTAAAGTAGCAAAAGCTGACCCTAATGTAGAAATAAGTGGGCCAATCAAACCTACTAATTGATGTATACTTAATAACGCTTTTGATAAATTTCCTAGCAATAAAAGCAAAGGGCCTACAGCAGCTACTATTAAACCTATCACAACAATGACTTGTTGAACACTTTCTGGCATCTCCGCAAGCCTTTGCATCATATTAGTTAACCATTCTACAAAATCAATAATATATGGAAGCAATATCTCGCCAAATTCTACACCTAATAAAGAAGCATTTTTTCTTAATGTCTCCATCATGCTTCCCAAATCATTATAGCCTTCATCTTTCAGTTGTTGTGTAGCACCAGACACATCTAATGTTGCATCCTTTATATTTCCCAACTGAGTAACTACTTCTGGACCTAAATCCTCCCACATAGTACCAAATAGGTTAGTCCCAGCTGTATTTTGAGCCAATGGGTCTTCCATTTCTCCAAGGGCAGAAACAACCTTATAAAATGCTTCCTTAGCACTGTCACCACCTTGAGCAAACTTAGCTGCCATCTCATCAGCATTAAGTCCTATTGCCTCAAATCCTGCTGCTGTGGTTTCACTGCCGTCTATAACTCTGATTGATAGCTCTTTTACTGCATCACCAACTTTGTCAAGATTCCATGCACCTGACTCAGCACCTTGCTGAAATATCTGGAACATTTCCTCGGCACTAAACCCTAACTTTTTGAATTGCGGGCCATACTCATTGATAGAATCAATCAACTCATCTGAGAAATTAAGCCCGTTTTGCATACCCCATGTCATTAAGTCAAATGCTTCCTCAGAAGTTGTGCCAAAGTTCTTCATTAAAGTATTTACAGTTCTTATGCTTTCATTTACTTCTACGTCGAATGCATCTCTAAATGCAAAAGCTGATTCTGTCACATTTTGAAGCTCTTCTTCACTTAAATCACCTAGCTGTTTGTTCACTTCTACAAGTGCATCGCTTATGTCTTCAAAGCCTTCTCCATAATTGTTTTCATAAATTCTTTTCATTACTTCATCTAAAGACTGCATCTTCTCATCTGTTGCACCTATGCTAATTTGTAAAGACTGAGATGCTTTGTCAAATTTACTTGCTGCCAGCACCATTCCTGTACCAACACCAAGAATCGGAACTGTAACATTTTTTGTAAGAGCAGAACCGGCTGTTGTCATTCCATCTGCTGCTACTTTAAACTTTTCTTTTGAGCCTTTAAGTTCGTCGTTAAACTTTTTTACATCATCCAGAGCATCTTTAAAACCTTGTTTAAACTTAGATGTATCAATATCTAAATAACCTATAGCTGACCCTAAATCCACCATTTGATAAGCACCTCCTTCCTTACTAAACTAATTCATCAAATCTTTATACAAATCAGACGGCTTAGAATAATGCATATTTTCTGTTTTAAGTTTACGGAAGTTTGGCTTCTCGCCATCTTTCATTTTGTTTATGATAAAAAGACAAGCACAATTAAAACAATATGCATCATACGTGTTTTGGAGGTTTATTATTTCTGCTGGCGTTTTTTGGAACTCCTTTGCCAGTCCAATTACCGTTAAGATTTCCGGACTTTTGACGAAAGGATTCAAGGGCTTTTACACCTTTTTGAGAATAGCTGAAGATTGCCATCATCTGATCGTCAGTCAGTTTTATCCCCGCATCTTCAAACTCTTCATATGTTGGTTCAATTAATGATGCTCTACAGATCTCTTTCAATACACCATGCATATCTTTTAAGAAGTCTGTGCTGTCCGTATCAAGGTCTGAACCTCCCATGAAAAGTTTGTTGGCAACAACTAATAAGCTATTTGGAATCCTTCCTTTCTCAACCATAGCCAGCATAGAAGGTCTTGACATTCTAACTACAAGTGGCTGTCCCTCCGCAAACGGTGGAAGCTCAACAACCTGCCCTTTTGCATATTCTTTAAGGTCTTCAATCCTCGTTACTTTTAACTCATTCATCTTTTACTCTCCTTTTGTTTATCTTTTATCTTTTATCTTTTATGCAATGTCTGGAAGAGCGCTTACATACTCAATTGTATATGGTGCCTGTCCTTCATCTGGTGCTGAATCAATTGTGTACTCAGATACACGGAATACGTTATCTTCTGAATTGAGTCCGAATGGCTGTCCCTGACAGTTCGGATAGGTTATTTTTTCATACCCAACAAGAACCGCTGCTGCGTCATAAATTGCAGAATATGCAATCAGGTCAAATACTTTTCCCTTTTCACCAGAACCAGCAACAGGAGGCTCATACTTCGTAACCTTACTTTCATATTCTGTTCCTTCCCAAGTAATCTTACCGCCCTGTAAAATAACGGCAAGCTCCGGGATAAACACATTGTCTGTAAGAGTAATACGATGTCCTGTGATAGTTGTCTGCTGTCCTTTCTGTGCTTTCAGCTTATTCTTAATAACCAACTTAATTGCTTCTGTTTCAGAAGTCTGAACTTCAACTTCAATCTTATTAGCCGTATCAAGAGCTAACTCTCTTCCACTTGCGTCATCTTTAACCTTAATAGTTACAAGAGCGCAGTCTATTGTTGGTATCTCATTACCTTTTTTTAACATGCTTTTTTCTCCTTTCTAAAGTAACTTATTTCTTGCATAACACCTATATTCAACACTCTTTGAATAATCATTATTCACTGTATCAAGAAAGCTTGGTGTCTCGAGCCCAGTTGGCATTACCATAGGAGCCAACCTTTCTACTGCTGTTTTGCACTTTTTTGCAAAATCATCAAGTTCCAAATACATTTCGATAGGAACATGACAATATATGCTATACATTCTCCGCTGAGTTGAAAACGTTTGGAACTTTGCTGCTCCTTCATCTTTTACAACACAATATGGACTTTTGCATTCTCCTTTGTGTGATGCTGGTGGATATACATCAATTCCATCTTTTAATAACTCATCAGTGATTCTTTTTACTATTTCTTCCATGATATCACTTTCCCATCTTTTCCAATAAGCTTTGGAGCTGCTCAAAAAACTCTGGTGACTTTATATTTATTGTTGGCTTTATGATACTGTAGTTTCCATCATTTGCAAGCTCAAGCCATATACCATAGTCTACCCCATGTGATAGAGTGATTCGTATCCTATCTGGAAGGTCTTCAACATAACTGGTTAATAAAGCCTTGGCTGCTCCAGTTCTATCCCTCCATGGCCTATTAAGCTTTGCGTAAGCCTCTAACTCTTCTGACTTAGTTAATGCAAACATATTCAATGCAGTTAAAGCTTTCTTGTCAACTTTTGCTACACCATCAATTATGTTGTCCATGCTAAACTCAAATTCCATAGCCATGACTTACACCTCCATTTCCAGAGATATATCAACAACTATACCATAGTTTTGTACATCAAGAACTCCCGTTACTTTGTATTTATTACCGGCAATCTCTGTATAATCACCCTGTTCTATTCCTATTGCATTTTCTTTCAAAGTAAGTATTGTAGGAACCTTTTTGCTTTGCACCATTGATGCGTCTGCCTTTAATAACGAAATATAGCCATTTGTCTCATGGTATATTCCTTTGACTATGGCTATATCTTCTTCACCTACAATCTGGTGATACTTATTTTCTTTTTTTCTTTTGAACTGATATTCTTGGCCGCTTCTGGCAATCTCGTTTTTTATTTGGTGCTTCATAAATTTTATATTCATTTAATCACCCCCGAGAATGCCAGTATTTGAAGGCCGGAACTTTGATGCTAATCTCTTAAAGTAACCTGATGTGTCTTGTGTAGTCAATCCGCTAACCACTATAGACGACACCTCAGACTTAATAAGAAGCATCTCGTAAATGGTGGCATTTACATCACCACCGTTCTTTTCTAAGTAATATGTAAAATCATCCTCATTGAAGTACGGGAACTGTTCTTCTCTTACCTCTCTTTTGATTATATCAATCACTTTAGAATCTGGCATCTAAATGCCACCTCCTTTCTTACATCTCTTCTTCGATGTATTTTCTTACTCTGTCTTTAACTTCGTTAAAGCTTGTGATTCCGGAAACGTCAATTCCTTTTTTTGCGATGAAGTTCTTCACTTCATTTTTTGTCCACTGCGAAATAGGCTTTTCCACCAGAGCTTCAGCATCTTTATCAACATGTTCCGCATGCTTAGTTGCTTTTGCATCATTATTATCTTCTACAGCTTCTGCCTCTGCATCAACGATGATAGAATAGCCCTGCTTCTGGAAGATGCTTTCATAAGCACCTCTGGAAACTTCAAATTCATTGATTCCGTTTGTAATAACTACCATGCCTTTACCTCCTTATGCCTTTGTATCAAGGATATAAACCTGATCTGCCATAGGGAAGTCAGGCAGACAAATCATAGAAACGATTGTTTCTACATTAACCGGGTCTGCTTTCTCAACTGTGGTTACTGCAACACCTGTATCTGTGATTGATACGTTAGCAACCTTAGAAGCCATCAAATCAGACTCAGCCGGAGTTGTTCCAAACCATGTCTTTCCAAGTGCGCCATCTGGGAATAACACAACTGTATCAGTCGGCATGTAAGGAGTTGTAACACCTTTCTCATCTTTGTACTTGTACGGATTTACCTTAAGTACAATTCCCAGTTCATCCAGTAGATACTGTGACAGCTTCTTGTCCGAAATAGCACCCATGCCGTTTGTCAACACGAAGATTTCTTTCTTAATCTTATCACTGTTTCTCAGGTCTCTCCAGGTTTTTCTGTCACACATACCTCTTGTGATAACAGCACCAGTATCATCGTAAATTTTCTCAATAGCTTTTCTCATGTCTTCCATCGGGTCACATGTTGCCGATGTCTCCCAGTCAACCGCTGCATTTCCTTTGTGTGTTACACCATAATCATACGCGAACGTCTGTCCATTTGCTGCCATGGAAATAACACCTGTAGTCAGAGCCATCATTCTCATTCTCTCGCGAGAAGCTCTTGCACCTTTGAGAAGTTCTGTCTGGTCATCAAAGATTCTTAAAATAATAGAATCGATGTATGCCTGATTTCCGGTTTCAAGAACCATGTTAAGTTCCTGCCGCATCTCTTCATCAATATACTTGGATTCTTTGAAGTATGGCATATCTGCACTTAACTTATCGAATCCAATTCTTGGTCTCGGAACTGCCGCTGCATCAAAAGCAGATGTCTTTAATACAATCGGCTGGCCGGAAGCACCTTTAAGCCATTTGAGCGTTAAGCCTCTCTTTTTATCGTTCGGGAATAACTCCTGCGCCGGATATACATCATCATCTGGAAGCCGCTCCCAATATGCTGTCAATTCCTGACTTGTAATAAGGTCAAATATTGTCATCTGTTTACCTCTCCTTTCTTTACGCCTTTACGAACGTAATCAGCTTACTTGCGCTTGCATTTGTAAGAGCTGTATCAATCTTAGTTTCAACACCAGAAGCCAGTCTGTTAAGGTTTACAAAACCAAAAATCAGAGCTGTTCCATTTGCATTTGCATCTCTTGCATCAACATCATGCAGAAGTACCGCATTCATTTCATGAGTATCTGCATCTGCAATTTCTGCCGGTGTCTGAAGATTCTTTAAGTCAATCTTTATCGGTGTACCTGCCGGAACAATGGCAGTTACATCTTTTTTTACAACACAGCCAACTGAAACCTGATGCTCTACATTGAGAAGAATCTGATTTACGTTTACCGCTGTTGTTTTTGTGATTCCAGATTTATTTAACATTCTTTCAACCTCCTTCTTTAACTCCAGAAGCTGCTCTTGCTTGAATCATTCTGTTGTTTTCTCTGAGCAGCCAATCTTGCTCCAAGGCTTTTGCCTTTTCCACCTTTGTTGTTCTTATCTTTGTTGCTAACAGAAGAACCTGTACCTTTCTTTCCGGTTGATTCTGAATCATCTTCATCAGAACCTTCACCAAACCATACTGGGTATTTCTTCTTAAACTCTCCCATGATAACTTTGGCATCTGCATCTTCATCAGTCATCTTAGACATTGCCAGTGTAACAATATCTTCAACGTACTGTGTTTTAACACCCATCATCATGGCTTCCGCTTTTAACTCAGCGGTAAGTGCTTTTCTCTCTGCCTCTGCAAGCTTTGCATCATTCTCAGCTTTATTCTCGGCAGCAACGTCTTCATCTGACTTCTGGCTGTTTACAAAAGCTTTGAACATAGCAATCATTTTGGTGTCTTTTGGATCGATACCCAACTCCTTATACACAGAGTTCTTACCCTGTTTCTTTTCCTTGGACATCATCTTTGTTACTTGAGCTTGTGTAAAAGTCTTTTCTTTGTTAGTTTCATCTTTGCCTTTTCCATCATCGGCTCCAGTATCCTCATCTGTCTGGTCTTCTGTTCCCTCATTATCAAGGGTCTCATCTTCTAACTCTTCGTCAAGCTCTTTGTTCTCTGCACCCATTTTATTTTCTCCTTTCTTTTTCCACATCTTGCTGTGGTACATTTAAAATCCTGAATACAGGTATTTATGTTAAACAGCGGGCTTACACATTAAAGTGTATCTCAGCGTTCTCCTTTTTCTCTGAATCAAAGTATATTTTTCCTTCATACTTTTTCATCAGTTCAAACCGTCTTCTTTTAAGTGTTCCAGATAACGCTTTATACCTTACTGAGTATTTTCTCTTTACACTTTTTCCTTCTGATTTTGCACCAGAAATTACTGCAACAACTGCAATAATTCTTCTCAGAATAGATCTTGTTTCATCATTGTCCACCTGAACAAAATACCTTTTTCCACATTCGCAATCGAAATACGTAAGGTCTATCATTTCGCCATCAATAATCATTGACAGTTTTTTCACCACATTGTTATTCAGTACGAAATTTCTTTTGCATTCTGAGCAAATAAAAGGAATTTGTAATTTTTCCATAACTTTTCTCCTTTACTTTAAACTAAAACGAAGCCGGTATTGCTACCGACCTTGCTTATCTAAACAACTCAACTTTTTATTTTAATTAAAACATAACATCTGTTATTTCTTTGCATGTATCAAACAGAACTTTATGAATATTTATTTGTTTTATTTTTATTTATATTTTATCTATAATAATATTATATCATATAATCTTATATTTGTAAATAGTTATTTTTATTTTTTTTATTTATTTTTATATCCTAACTTCTTAGCAAATTTGTCAATACTTGGATATGTGCCATTAGGACTATTGTACCAATTAGCAATATCATCAACCATTGTTTTACTCACTGCTGGCTCTATTGTACACATTCCATTTGGGTGGTCTAATGGCAGTTCATCTTTTTTAAACCTTTTTCCATCTCTTGCTTTGCATATATCACAAACTCTGCTACCATTACTTCTCCATATATATTCTGTTATAAACGGATTGTCTTTCGTAGTTTCTGTAAAACTTTGCTGATAACCATGCTGAACCAAAGTTCTTGCTAATCTTTGTGAACTATAATCAACCTGTCTAGGATATATTTTTCTTCCATCTTTATCTGTAAGATTCCATGGTTTCTTTGCGCTTGGCCTAACTACTTTTTCAATATCTTTAGCTATTTCATATATACTTTGATTCTTTGCTACACCACCAGCTACAATCTCATATAAGTGACTTAAGGTAGCTTCATTGTCTCCCCAAATAGCTTTGCTTAGACTCCATCTTGAATCATATATTTGACCTGTAACAAGCTTTCTTACTATACTATCTGGCACATTATTAAACATAGCATTAAAGCCTTTATCACCAAAGAAAAAACCAAGGCTTTTTAACCATTCCTTATCTGATTCTATCACAGAACTTGCTACTTTGTAAATATTTTCTTTTATTTTGTTATATACTTCATTCGATACTTTTTGGCTTGTGGCTTTCAGCATCTTTTCAAGTTCTTTCATTTGTTTTTCTGATACTACAGAACTTGGCGTTGTTTTGTGCTTAAACATTTCTGCTTTAGCTTTTATCTCATCTGCCCATTTTTCATATAACTTTGCTATTTCTTTCTTTTGAGATGCAGTAATGGCATCCCTTGCTTTTTCAGCATCTTTCATTTTAAGCCTGTTTTGATACCTTATCTTATTTGCCATTATTACACCTACCTTTCAGAGTTCACCAGATGCTTCTAGGATTGATTTTAATATTTTGCTATATATTTATAGGGCTTAATATATTAAAATCAATCCTAAGGTATTCTGATGATTTCTACGATACTATTTTCCAACCATCGGGATACGTTTCAGAATCCCATACACAATTATCTTTTATGCATTCATATTTCTTTCCTTTGAATGTAACTTTATCACCTGCATTATAAGCATCATGAGCACCCAAGGGTTGCTTATATTCTGGATATTCTTCTGGTTCAAGAGCGGGGTCTGTTGGCTTACCTGTTTCTAATTTACCTACTTTACCTATACTTTCTTCTAGCTTACTTATCTTTTTAAAAGCTTCTTCAATTTGCTTCTCTAAAGGAGCATATGAATTTTCAGGTTTTGCTTTTTCCTGAGCAGACCTTATAAGACTGTCTTTTTCATTTTCAGTTATTTCTGATTGAAGCCATAAAATATTAATCTTATGAATAATGTCTGCTAACTCAAAGTTACCTGAATTGATTATACCAGCAATAATATCAAACATTTTTTATCACCTCTTAACTTTTAATCAACTGTTTTGCCAGTGCCACAAACTTTGAATCAATATACTTCTTTGTATCAGTTATGTATTTTACTTTTGTTGTTATGCCTGCATTATTTATAATCGTTGTGGTAGGTTCATTCGTATGCAGTGCCTTGAATGCTGCAATTTCTTCTGGCGTGAGCGGAGTTTCAATATAGCTTAAAAGCTGGCCCAACACTGTAACGCCACCTGGAATGCCGTTAAGTAGATTATTTACTTTTTCTGTATTCCAGTCAGCTACGTTTCCCTTTGGAGTAAAATACATATTTCTATCTGCTAAAGCGAACCAGTTGTTAGTTTTAACATCACCATCTTCTTTGCTCCAAGAACGCCATGTAGCTATATTGCACATAGATTTTGAACCGCCGTCTTTGTACGTGTTTTTCAATATGTTTTTACTGTTATAATATCTTCCTGGTACATCTGGTCTTTGAACAATATTAAAGCCACCGACGATTGTTTCTTTTGCAATTCTCTGTACCCTTACGCATTTACCATCTTTCCTGTACTCAATAGTATCTGCTATCCATTTCTGACCTGTACTATCTATGTAGGTATAATCATCACCAGATACTGGGATTCCAGATAGACCATTTGGAGTTGTGAGGATAATGGTCTGAGGCTGTTTATAAGACTCAAAAGGAAGAGCAGAAGAGCCTACATTAAGCATAGGATAAATTACATCATTGTATGTTCGTCCTACTGCTTGATCGGGATTTCTAACACCAGCTACTTTAAAATCTGAATCAACAGTAAAAGTGCCAATCTTCCATTTATTGTAAGAATGCAATACACAATCTTTTAAAGTATATGTTCCTTGCTTGAGTGTGAATAAAACTTTTTCTTGTAAATTGGGATCGACAGAATAGCCACCCAAAAACCAAACATTGCCATTATCCCCTGTTGCTGTTCCGGTAGCTATATAGCTTCCATCTGGATTCTTAGTATAAATGACCCCTTCTCCTGTTCCAGATTTTCCTTTACTTAAATCAAGTAAATTCCCACCTAACACATCTATCTTAATCTGTCCGCTCTGCCCTGCCGATACAATTTCTGCTGGCGTTTCTGGTGAAGGTGTTCCTGACTGGGTGGATTTACCATACATGAAAAACTCATCAAAAGCATAATCTACGGAGTCTTGAATCAAATGCGTTTCTTCTTTACTTTCTGACTTTATTGCTAACTTATCAACAATACTGTCAACACTTTGTGCTGCATAATCTGCTGATTGTTTTGCACTTTCTTCTGACTTCTTTGCTTCCGTTTCTGAAACTTTTGCATTTGCTTCAGATGACTTAGTGGCTTCTACTGATTTTTCTGCATTTGTTTCACTTTGCTTCGCATTTACTTCTGATTGTTTTGAAGCATTTTCACTTCTTTTTGCATTTGCTTCAGATGATGCTGCATTCGTAGCACTTCGACTCGCAGCTTGCGCTGAATTGCTTGCTGACACCGAATCCTGCTTTACTTGTTCCGCTAGCTTTGTAAACTCTTCTGAATGGTCATATCTTAAACTCTCTAACCATTCCTGTTCTTTACCTACAAAGCCATTTTCAACAGCTAACTCATAAGCTGATTTACCATCTTTCCCATCAGCTCCATCTTTCCCATCAAACTTACCTGCATCAGCATCATCTCTTACTGACTGGGCTATCTTATTTGCTTCATCAATCTGCTTAATAAGTTTTGCATACAAGTCTTCAGGTGGCTGTATAGGTGGTTGGCCTTGTGGATTGTAACCACTTTTTACAAGCTTCAATGTTGCCGGTATTGTGGTATTCCTTTTGCTTCCATCCTTTACACCAAACAAACTTACATTCCAGATTCCTTCTTCCATATCTGGTGGAATCATACCAGCATTGTTTTTGTCCAACAAAATATTTACCGTCTTATCTGCTTTTGTGATTTGAGATGTAAGCGTATATCCTTCCCAGTCAGACGATAAAGCAAATCCAAAAGGGATAGCATTGATACTGTCTGTAGGAATCGTATAATCACTATCTGACGTATAATGTTTTACTTTGTTTTTGTCTACTAAGAATATCATTTCATTAACCTCCCTTCTGGAATCACCAGAAGCCATTAGGATTGATTACAATGTTTTGCCTTATATTTTTATAGGCGTTATAAACAAAATCAATACTGAGACTTCTGGTGACTTCTGGCATATTATTCTTCTGGATATGGTAGCGCATCTTCACCAGCAGGAGGAGCTGAGAAACTATCTTCAAGCAACTGCCTTTCCAAAGCAATCTGTTTAAGCTCCTCTTCAACTTCTGCATCAGATAATTGGTGCCATTTCTTCATGTATGTCTTGCGGCTCATCACTTTAGAATCAACCTCAGATAAATCCATATTCTTTTCTTCCGTCTCATCTTCAGGTATTGGTATATTCTGCACTACCTTTACTTCATATGCTACCGGAACCAAAGCATTGTCTGTATGTTGTTTAATGCAGTTTGGATAAACCATAGAACCTTCAACGATTATGTCAATTACCTCTCTTATTCCAGCTCCCCACATTTTCATCTTTTCTTTGCACCTTACAATTAAAGGCCAGTAAATAGCTTTAAGTGCTTTGCCTGATGTAATTGAACCTATCATTGTCTCAAGGTTTATGTTTGGCACATCTAACTGCTCGTATGATATGGTTTTAATTCTCTCTAGCGTAGTCTTTAAACTCTCACTAAAATTCATACTTGGTTCAAGCATACCAACTTGTGGAGAAGAGCTTTCCAAGTTCTGGTCTGACATCAAATCCCAGAAAGAGCCAGCTGATGTTGACAGCTTCTTCGTTGAATTGCTATCCATATCAACTGTATATCTTACTGGGTTCATTGACTTTCTTTCTGCATCAATATCAGAATTAGAAAGCTTTGAGAACCATTTCTCATACTCAAGAATATTATCAATCTCTGACTCACCAGATTCTTCACCAGATAAACCATCATTTATAAATACTACAGCCGGTATTCTTTTAAGCATTATCTCTTGATAAGCTGTCACTTCTTCAAGTTCTACACCAGCACCATCATACAGTTTTTCTTCAAGATATACTTTACCGTCATCACTTACTTCATACTTCTTTTTAAATACTTTCTTTTCACTCAGTGTTACAGATTCTTTAAGTATTTCAAAGCATACAAACTTTGTTAGCACCTTTGAACTTCCGGGCTTTGTTTCGCATATGAACTGTGTGCTTGGAAGAAATGTGATTGTCACTCCATCTTCTTCGTTGAAATTTACCAGTGCTGCTACTCTTTTACCAATAAAGCAATCCTTTGCACCTTTAATCAGACTGTCTCCGAAGTTATTCTTATCTAAGATTGTTTTTACCAGCTCATCTAAGTTTGATATATTTTTCTTTGCCTCATCTGTTGCTTTGCCTACATCACCTTTTGATTCAATAATGATATCTGGTGTTTCAGCAAATAAGAACCTTGCTTCTTTATCAATCAATGAAGCAGAGAGTTTATACCTTAAAGTTGCAGGTACATAATCTCCATTGGAACCTTCTGGTACAAACCTAACACCTTTTCTGTATGCATCATAATACTCACATATCTTAGTAAGTTCCGCCAAAGTCTCACTTGATGAACCTTCAATCTCTTCACTAATAAGACTATATGGAATTTTATTGAAAGCTGTATAAACTTCTGTAGACTGTCTTTCTTGTTGTGCCATATTCTCTGCTTCAGTCAACATTTGCTTTCCTCCTTAAATTAAAATTACCTCACCATCTGGCTTTATTCTGTCTGATGTCAACATCCATCCTTCGTAGTCAAAGCAGTAGTATTTACCATCAATCATACGCAACTCATTGTGCGCATAAGTATAACCTTCTAACATGTACCACCACTTAGAATCTTGCAATACCCATCCTTCGAGGTATTTACCAAATATCCATCCATCAGCCGTCTCGAACCAAGGAGCACCTTTGTAAAAGCACTTCCGGATTGGCTGCACTTGCTGACCTTCGTGATATCTCTTACCTGTGTCAACTCCATCTGGGCTCTTCCGGATGATAAGCGAAGATGCTAACACCTTAAGACCATGCATACCACTCTTAACCTCTTTAAGCTCCGTAACAGCTGCTAACGGATTGACTTCCGCTTGCCATGTCTTTTTGAAGTTCTCGAAGGTACCATACTGCTGCTTTAGAATACCGGTACCACTACCCCAATCTGGTAAATACAAGTGCGGCTTGTCTACGATACTCTTCCAGTCTCCTCCCCAGGCAAGTCCTAAGCTTTTTGCTATCGTTGCCACCTTTTTGAAGTGACCTTTGCTATCATTATATGCATCATCTGATGTACTGCCATCGCCGTCCACATCCATCTTAAGATAAAAATCAAAGGCAATGCCCCACTGATGCTGTGAACTGTAGCTGCTTCCTTTGGCATTCGTCACGATGTTTCCTGGTTTTGTACGCCCTTGTGCATATAAAGCATCCTGCTCTGCTACTGTCCTGAAACATTCACCTATTTTAATATGAATACCCTGAGAAGCACATATACTAATAAGTTCTTTAGCTTTTGCTTGCAACCTTGGATGGCATTGTGTAATATCTCTTCCCATGTTATTACTCCTCCTTTACTGCTCGCTTTCTCTGCTCGTCATCAATCCTTAACTGTTTAATATCCTCTATATTCTGCAAAGCTTTTTGTGTTACCGGATTGTCATTCCACCATGCAACCAACGAAGCTACAACAGTCAGTAATAAAGTACAACCAGTATATACGTCTTCCTCAGAAAACGGTAACGGATTCCATCCTGACATTGTAAGCACCTGATTAGTTAAGGCAAATACTAATACTACTGTTCTTGCAATAACCGGTGTTGAAACTTTTAACCTGTTCATTTCTTGTTCCTCCTTCCAACTTGTACATTGTTCTTTTCCTCAATTATACTTATTCTCACTTCATGGTCTTCTATTCTATCATCTTGATCTGCATTGTGTTCCCATATCTTTTTGTGAGATTCTGAATTATGCTTATACTTATTATTGAAGTCATCTTCGATTCTACTAAAAGAACTGTTTGTACTCTGTATAGTATAGTTAAGTTTGCTTATCACCATTATAAGCTTACCTAAGAAACCTAACAAAGTACATAAGCCTACAAACAATCCTATTACTTCTGTTGCTGACATAACCTCCTCCTTTCTACACTGCTGCTTTACTGTTGAACTTCCTTTCCTTTATATCAGCTACAGTTACAGTATCAAGAGCATACCATATAGCTGAAAATGTATGAGGGTCTATATTGAACTGATCGTAAATAACATTTCCTTTGCTATCTTTCTTATACGTCAGATCTTTTAATTCCCTTATTGTATTCTTACACAATGGGCTTATGATTATTTTCTTAAACCGTTTTATCTTCCTTGTATTTGATAACCTTGAACCTGCAAACTTATTCTTACATGCTCTTATACTGAAACCACATTGCCTGTAATATTGAATAGCTTTCGGGTCTTCATTATCAGCTACTATCATTTTATTTACACCTTTTGCTGCATACATTTTTAAGTTCTTTTTTAACTCTTGCATCTTAGGCTCTTGTGCAAACACATCATCTGTAATATGGTTCATGTATATCTCATCATATATGTATAAGATACTATTCTTCTGGTCTACTGACATACTCATTACTGCATTGTAAGATTCCTCAAAACCAAAGTCAAATCCAAAGTACCTGTTCTCATCACCTAAAGAACGTATAGCATCTTTAAACAACTTAGCACTATTTGCTATTACAATCTGAGGAAGCACCCTTGTACCATTTGCACCAAACCTTCCTAGTCTTGCTACTCTCCATAATGGCTCATCATATTCTTTTATCTCATCTAATGTTTTGAGATAGTCTTTTGGTAAGAACACATTATCTTCTGGTACTGTATGGAAATAATACACTCCATTTCTTATCATACACTTTTTAGCATATAACTCTTCATCATTCAGAATAACTGTCTCATTACCATCATCATCTAAACGAATAAAGAAATGCCTATATACCCAGTTCTCTTTTCCTACTGGATTGCAGCTTAATATGAAATGCAACTTTATACCTGGTGTTCTCAAACGTCCTAACAATTCTTTGTAACCATCATACTTTATTTCACTGCATTCCTCTAACCATACTATACTTACACCATTGATTGATTTTAATTTAGCAGGTTTATCCATTCCTTTGAATATTATTCTTGAACCATTTGGAAACTTTAGTTGCAAAGGAGATTTTAAACCAAGTACTAAGTTCTTTTTTCTTCTCCATTCAACAGTATCATCTGTAAATAGATTCATATCTGAAAGTATCTCAACAAACAAATCATAGCAGCTCTCACTCAAAGTATCATATACTTCTCTTACTACTAAGGCTTTACGTTTCTCACTTAGTAGCTTCAATATAATCTTAAATGCTATATGATAACTCTTACCACTTCCATATCCGCCTACACACAAGTAAGTTTTATAATCCCAATCAGACATAAAGTCGAAGAACGCAGGTGATACTTCTTTTGTTATATTCACTTGATTTACACCTCCTTTCATTTAAACTATTATACTCTATATAAATATATATATTAATAATTAGATTCCCTTATTCTTCCTTTGGCTTATTTTTAACTATACTTCTGTATTACTCTTCTGATTCTTCAAACTCACTCCAGTCATCTTCTGAAGTATCTATATCTTTCCACTCATCTAAGTCTTCTTCTTTATCTCTATGCTTTATGATATTTATTGTAACGTTATTCATTTCGTCACTTATTTCTACTTCATTTTCTCTATTCTTATGCCACTCTTTTGGCTTTTTATTGTTTAACCAAGCAAGACAAGCTGTTACATTTGGGCCTACTTCTTTTTCTACTTTCTCAATTTTTACTACTCTATTTCCTGATTTATTTTGAGAACCTGAGATGATTGTTTTTGTTTCTACTGCCCTATAACCTAAAGCTGCTTTTAACAATGCATTTTCAACCTCATAGTCAATTATTTCTTTGCTCTTACTGAGTGCTTCTTTTATCTCCGGATACTTCTCTTCCCAATTGTACAGAGTCATTCTTGATATACCTAACTTCTCTGCAATAGTATCTTTTGATAAACCATCTCTAGTCCAACATGAAAGTAAAATCAGACCTTGTTCTTGTCTCAACTCATTTGCTGTCAATCCTGATTTAGTTTCTCTATGTACCAAAGTTACTTCTCCTTGCTTTATTGTTCTTACCCCTATAAACTAGTTTAAGCCCAGCTTAATACTGAGCTAACGCTATTTCTGTTTGACTGTAAACAATTGTAGTAAACAGCCCAATGGACCCTCTGGGACTCGAACCCAGGACCGTCCGGTTATGAGCCGGATGCTCTAACCAACTGAGCTAAGGGTCCAATCAAACTTAAATAGCCCATACTGGATTCGAACCAGTAAATACAAGAATCAAAGTCTTGTGCCTTACCATTTGGCGAATGGGCTTTTTTATTTCTTCTAAAACTAAACAAAGCCTGAAATTTTTCATCCAAGCTTTGTTTATCTATAACAATTTTATTTCAAATATGCATCTTTATATTTGTGAAAATGATTTGCAAACATCATTGCAATTTCTTTTTTAGATTCCTGTAATTCTTTACATTTATGAATTTCAGTAATTGCCGCATCTTTTTCAGATTTTTTGTTTTGTTTTGATATTATTATTATATCACAATATTGTTGTTTTGTAAATAGTTTTTTTAAATTAATTAATTATTTTTCCACACTTTTTACACAGCCATATTTGTTTTGTTATCCAAGAACCATCTTTTTGCTTTACCAGATCTGTTCTTATAAGTGTTGTTTTATTGTGCTTACAAAGCATCTTTTTTATAGGATTTGATTTTATTCTCATAACCCCTCCTTTTTATAGTTGTTTTGCCTATTTTTTCTATTTATTGCTTGTTATCAGTTCTGAGTACGGCAACGTTTCAATCCAATCACAGAAACCAATATATGATTTATTCGTTTTATCTCCATCAATTATTCCTTCATGCAAACACCACTCATCCAGTTTATGACTCTTTCTTGACTTATAGATATTAGCCAGTACCTCATAGTTCAGCATAACAGTGCGTTTCTGATTATAACTGCTTGGGAGAAGCTGAATCATCTGCAACCAGATTTCTTTATCGTTTTTGCCGTAACATCTTTGATTACCATTTTCATATGATAATATTCCGCCATTCAAATATATGTCCCTAAACACATTTAAAGCATCTATAGTCTCTTTTAATACATCCATAGACTGCCTGATATGAATATGTTCACAGCTAAAATCGTCCAGCGTAAACTCTTTTTCATGGATTTTGTGCATTGTGCTACAGCTATTAGCAACTGTACCAACTTTATAAGTGTCAAATTCCTTCCACCAGTACAGTGGAGCTGTGATATCAACATATACGGTAATCATCCGCATGAACTTACGATGATCAGTACCAGCATTGCAAAGGGTTGTCATAAGCTTCAGGTCATTCTGGCCCACTACAAAGCATTCAAAGCCTGTGCAATCACGATTCTCCTTTGTACAAATACCCTCTCGCTCGATTTTACCGCACTTTTTGCAATCAACAGCAGGATATGAATCCATCTTACCCCAACTATTCATCGGATTTCTCATACCTCTAATAGCTGCTTCCCATCCTACTACTTCCACATTTTCAAACTTAATCATTTTGCTTCTCCTTTGCTTCTTCTTTCTTTTCTTTCTTTTCACTAAGAATTTTTTGACTTGTTAACATTTCAAGCCATTCTTTTGCCGTTCTTCTTTTGTATTCAATTACCTTTTGCATTTTATACCCCTGAGAATCATCAGAAGCCATTCTGTATGACTTTAACTTATAAGCCTATAATTTATACACCTTCAAATTAAAGCCTTTATATGGGGCTTCTAGTTACTTACTTGTAAAATCTCATTCCGTCTTCTTCACAAACAAGTTTTAAGTTTTTATTATGCCAACTGTCTCCTTTACAGCTTTCAAAGAACAAGATATCTTTCGATTCACTTGAACTAAGAACATTTTCCAAAGCCTGCCAGCACTCTTCATTTGGTTCTACTTTGTTCCACCTTCCATCGGATATTGGTGTAAATTGATTTTTCTGGAAAATAACCTCTTCTACGGTATTTGGAAACATATCAGATTCTATTCTGCTTAATACTGTACGAATCACAAGCTCCTTTGCTTTTATTCTGCATCCTTCAGCTTCTGCCATGGCTATCTTAGCAAGCATGTATTTTTCTTTTTTTGTAAACCTCTCCGCTGTTTCTGTTTCTTGTGTTTCTACACAATCAAATTCTTTAACTTCTACTACAGTATCGATTGATATACAAATATTTGGTGTATTAGATTCTGTCTGTTTTTCTAAAACAATCTGTTCTTTTAGTAAGTTTTTATTTACTGTTTTACCAAGGGTTAATAAACCTGATACAGATAATACTGCAATACTCATTGCTACTGTAATACCGTAAAATTTCTTTTTCATTGTTATTCTCCTTTAGTTTACTATTCTTAGTACTATATAGGACTATAGTATATGGTTTACCATATAGTATAGAACTATAGAATATATTATATAACGTTTGTTCATATTTGTAAATAGTTTTTTAAACTTTTACTTTTGCTTTGTCTGGATAGCTACATTCGCTGCAGATACCATAATAACAAGCTTTTCCTGACAAAACGCATATGTTTGAATTTGGCTTTTCGTGATTTGATATTTCTATTTTTTCTTTTTCTTCGTAGCACATTGATTCATACATGTCTTTTATGATTCCCATTTTTGATTTTTACCTCATACTTATAAAATTTATTTGCCTTTCTAGTAAAGCCAGAATACCCTAGTATTGACTTTAATATATTGCATATAAAAATATATGGCTTAATAAACAAAATGCAATAGAAAGGTATCTGGCTTATTCTAAATTTATAGCATACCTTTTTTACTTAACCAATCTTCTAGGTCTGCCATATATAACAACATTTCTTGGAGTCTTTTCTTTTCTATTGATACTTCACCCGATTCTTCATCATATGTTGTGAATCTTTTTGCCGGAATAGGAACTGTTGAACCTTTGCCTATTTTATTGGCAAATGATTTTAAAAATGAAGAAATAGCTAATACAACTATTGGAATGAATATCTCACCACCAAAAGTATATATACCTCTTGAATCAAAACTCCACATGCCTAGGTAGAACATAATATACGATACAATTAAGTCTAAGGCTTGACTGAAGTACCTTAAGTTTGATTTGATAAAATATATAGCTTCATACTTAAAATCCATCAGAATTGACTTAGATACATATAAAAATCTTTTCATAAGTTAGCATCCTTTCATCTGCTCTTTATAGTATTCAGATTTTACTTTTATCATCTGGTCAGCTCTTTTTGCAAAAGCCATACAATTACACCAAGCACAATTACAATTCTCATTGATAAAAAATTTGTTATGTGTCTCCTGGCATATTGTGCAATGCCTTTCTGAAACTTCTGAAGTACTTAGTTCAACAAACAAATGAACTACAATAGTTGGCATTTCTTTGTCATCCCTTTTTTCATACTCCACTTTTACTTTATGCATGTATTTCTTGCTTATTACATTTGAAGCTACCCATTTTGCAGCTTTCATATAAGCATCTTTCATTGTTTCAGATACAAACTTTTTCCTAAAGAACTCTTCACAATAAACAACCATTTGTTTACCCTCCACTTAAATATTCATACAACTTTTTCTTGCCAAAATTGCCTGCTCTCTAGCAACTTCATCTGCCATCTCATTAAATGTATTACCTGAATGTCCTTTTACTTTCTTGAATATCACTTCAGCTTTTGCTTCTTTTACAGCATCATGTAATATGATGAAGTCTTCCCATAAATCTCTATTCTTTACTGCATCTCCTTTTGATGTAGTCCAGCCATTTTTCTTCCATCTTGACACCCAATCATTATTTATAGCATTTACTACATAAGCACTATCAGAATTAATCTCTATTACGTCACAGCTATAAAAGTTTTTAATCAGTAGCTTTTCTAAAGTTTTTACTACAGCCATTAACTCCATTCTGTTATTCGTTGTGTTGACTTCGTAACCTTTCAGAACTTTACTTCCATGGCTCATATTTAATATGCTTGCCCACCCTCCTGGTCCAGGATTGTTTGAGCATGCTCCATCAGTAAATATTCTAAGTTTCATTTATTTTGCACCCCTTCTTTCATTCCTTTTTGAATACATAAACAAAGCAGCTTTTGCTAATACTTCATACATTGTTATTCCGCAAATTCTTACACCATAGTCAGTCAAGTCTTCTTCATTTACAATATACGCCGCCCATATGATACTCTTATCACTAGCCCACAAATCAGGCATAACACTTCTTACCCTCATCTTGTATTTCAAAGATAACTTCCATACAAGTTTTTCTACCTTTTCTAAAGGAATCTCTGCATCTTCTGAATAATTTGACAAAGGCTTTATTTTTCTTAAAGCTCTTTGAATACTTTCTTTGTTTTCTTTTACTCTATAATCTAAATTTATGATTTCTTTTATTGTCATGTTTTCACCTTTAAACAAAAGGAGGCTACCAAACTTTATTCAGTTGGTAGCCTCCTTTGTTATCTCATATTATTCTGGAAAATTCATGCAGCTGCTAAATTAGATGTCCCAATCTTCGTCCTCATCTTCATCGGCTGCTTTTTTGGTTTCTTTCTTAGCTGGTTTCTTATCGGCTGCTTTAGCAGGCTTCTTTGCCGGTTTCTCTTCTTCCTCTTCACCCCAGTCATCATCTGAATCTTCGGCAGCTTCCTCATCTGCTTTTTTTAACAGTCCGATGTAATACTTTGCCGGCTTCTTTAACTCAGCCTTGATGCCACGCTTCTTGCACTCCTTAAAGAGTTCCGGTGCAGTCATACTGGAATAATCAACTTCTCCTGCTTCATCATCGGCATCCTCTTCTGTTTCTTTCTTCTTTGCTGCAGGCTTCTCAGCTTTCTTAGCTGCTGGCTTTGTAGCTGCCTCTTCATCTGCATCACCGGAATCCTCTTCACCGATTGCTTTCTTAATCATGCCGTTAACTTTGTTTGCTGAAACGTGCTCCGGAATATAACTTGCAAAATCATTGAACTGCTCACCTGCTACTGCCGCAAGCCCTGCAATCTTCACTGCCAGAACCGGGAATCTTCTTCCGATGTCTGTAATTGCTTCCATGTCTGTACCTTTAACGATAATATCGACTGCTTCAGATAATGTGTAATTTCTTGCCATAATTTTTCTCCTTTTCTTTGTTTTGATTTTATTGTTGGCATTTGGTGTTATAAGTGTTATCGCCTCGCTTGAAAACTCATTTTGTTTCAAAACAGTGCTTCTTATCATTCCAAAACATAACTTTTGAATGAACGAAGTTTTTGTCGTTTTCTGCTCTGTCAACGTATAAACTTACGTTATATCTGTTTGCTTTTGCTTTACCAACTACATCATGCAAGTTATCGATCTTTGTTTTTACTACTGCTCCAGATTCTGTAACAAAAACCATATGCATCTTTGTTGTTGTTTTCAGTGTTGCAAACTCTCCGAAGTAGCTTAAACCTGAACCAATTCTATAGATAAGAACTTTCTGTCCAACCTTCATATCTACCATTTTTCCACAATACCAAGTTTTCATTACTTTGTCCTCCTCTAAGGTAAATTGTTTATTGATTATGTAGTTATTATATCACACTTTTTTGAATTTGTAAATAGGTTTTTAAACTTTTTTAAAGTTTTTTTACCTACTCAGTGGCATCCCAGTCATTTGCTGTTTTCTCTTCTTCGATTGCAATAGCTCCGTTGATTGCATCTCTAAGTTCATACAGGCCATTCACATCTTCTACTGTAAAAGCACCTTTAAGAAAAATGTTCATTTCTTTTCCTTCATCGTCTTTCAGTCTCATTTTCTGTGCCAACGTATAACCGCCTTTAGAACAGCTTGAAATTACAATCGTCCTGTTGTTTGACACTTTTGCATTTGTAAGTTCTTCATATGTTGTCTTTTTTGTTGTTGCCATTTTATTTTCTCCTTTATTCTTCTTCGTTTTCTTCCTCAACCTCTGATTCCATCATAACTACGAACTCTTTCGTATCACTGTCATTCAAAGGGAGCATGTTTAAATTATCCATCTCAATGTAGTCATTAAGACCATTGAATTTGATAGTAGACTCTCCATCACCATCTACTATAATTTGCTTGATTCTGAAGATTCCTAACTTCTTTGGTCCTACACCAGGAATCTTAGCTTTGATAACTACATCATTATTCAAAAGCTGCATAAGCTTTATAGAATTTGCCAACTCAGAGTAAGCAGCTTTTAATGTAAAGTTTACACTTCCATTTGCTGATAAGCTATGCCCTCCGTATTTGACAACTTCTCTAACTTTTATTGTCATAATGCACTTTTCCTTTCTTTCTTGTATCTTGCTTCATATGAACGTCTGAACACTTCTCTTGCACTTGCATCTGATTTGATATAGTTCTTTGTTGCCACTGTATTTGTTTCCTCATATCCTTCATCTAACTCAACCGAAAAGTGGCTTTTGTCAATCTTACCAGTTTCCAGATACTTAGAAGCATCTTCTAAATCTTGTGGTCTTACCAACAAAAATACCTCATTGCTTTGTAAAAATTGTACCGCAAATACTGGCATTTTATGTTCAACCGCTGCATTGTGCAAAAGCTTATGAATATCAAGCAAGTTTATCTTTATACTTGAAGCATCTGTACTTTTGAGCTGGCATATAACATCATCAGATATACCATCTTCTTTTACAATCCAACCTGAACCAGAGTTTGGTGTAGGCTCAAGCCCTAATTGCTTCATTACTTCAGCTTCATTACGTCGATAAAATCTTCCACTACGCTTCATCATTTTCTTTTACCTCATGGCATTCTTTAAAGTAGTTCAAATCAGCATATAAAATATTTTCTATAGGTATAACGAATACCTTTTCTTCTGTTGATTCTTTATATACCGATACTAAACCTTCTGAAGCTCTTACACTATGTTTTTTATAATCAAAACAAGCTTCAATACCTGTCTTAAGAACTATCTTAATATATCTTATTTTCCTCATTTTGCTTTATCTTTTCCTTTCTTCATTTTCAATATAAACATTGCCATGTTTAACAGATATTCTCTATCACTTTTTGTCAACCTGTGGAATAAATCGAAGCCCGTAGAACCATCGAAATCATACATACAATAATAATATTGTGTTTCTTTTAAAGTCCCACCAGCTTCATTCTGCATATTCACAAGTTGCTTTGATATCTTATCATATTCTGCATCTGAGATAACGCTTTCGTTTAGCTCATAGTACATGATGGAGTACACAATCACTCTTCTTTGTAAGTAACTAATCTTAGTTGAATCACT